CCACGAATAAACACAGGCAGATTAGTTACAAAAGAAGTTTCCTCATTCTCTGTAAAATTCTTTATCGCGTCTTGTAGCTCTGTGTATGTAAATGACATGTCACTTGCTCACTATACTATTGTTATATTGCCGACCATACCGCTATGGTTAGTACACTGATACACCAAAGATGTATCGCTTGGTTCATGCGGGACAATAAACTGCGTCAACCCGGTGGTAGAATTGTAGTTATCTGTCACCCCTGCTGTAAAAGCAGACCCGCCATTAGATGTCCTGATTTGCAAAGGATGGCTTGATACATTAGCTGTATTGTCAATCAAATATGTATGCCCCTTGTAGAAGGTAAAGTTTGGATTATTGCCTGAAGTTGCTCCGGGGCCAGTAAATGTGTACGCGGTAGAGCCGTTCACACCAGCGGTGTATTTGGTTACAGGACCACTTGCCTCATCATTCAAACTTAGCCAAGCTCCGCCGTGGGCAAAATACATCCCTCCAAGTGCATGAACATGAGCAATAGCTCCATGATATGTTGCTGCACTGGGCAAATCACTAAAAGCTGCATAATAGAAAACGATCTTGTTCGCGCCTTGACTTACGTCAAGAACACCGTTTGTGTCGATAATATCTGTAAGCGTGGTTCCGTTGCCTAACGCACTGTAGATCTCATCGAAGTTGTCGTTTATCTTATCTGCGCCTGCACGAAGGGTATCACCCGTTCCGTCATTCGCTGTTGTTCCAATTCCTACTGCTTGTTTTGCCATTTAAGCCTCGTCAAAAGTCTTGCTTGCCGAATCGAATGTAACACTTATCGAATCAAACGTCGATGATGTTGTTGCTACACCAGCTTCAGCAGTTGCAACGCCACCGCCACCTCTTATGCCGCCAGTGGTTGCCGTTTCGCCGGTGATTGTGATTGTATACGAGTTGGCATCAACAACAGTGATTGTATACCCCGCAGCTAGTTCCAAAGCGGTTTTTGAAAAACCGTCGAATGCTTGTGTTTTACGAAAGATAACAACATTAGATGTGCTTCGACCATGAGAAGGCTCGAACACAGTAATTACAGAAGAACCAGCGCTACCTGATTGAAAAGGGTTCATCATTAAGAGAACTTGACCAGCCTCTTCAGTAGCAGTATCTGGTCTAGGTTGAAACAAAGCTTGAGGGTCAGGGCCTACCCTGCGAGGATTTAATTGTGGATGTTTAATCTCATACTCGTCTGGACCAACCTTGAGACCATTCCACTCAACAATCATTTCTGCAAGGCGATACCGAAACCCGGAACGATCCGAAAGACCCCAAGCCCTTTTACCAGATGCATGTCTTGCCATTAATTAACCCGAAGATATTGAATACTTGGCTGAAGTTTCAGCGGCACCCTGTCCTCGTCCTCATCTGCTGCACGTTGGAATTCTTCCTCATACACAGCCTTTAAAAGTTGAATTCTATCGGGAGCTTTTTTCATAGCTATATAGTAGGCTAAACCAGCTACCATACAAGGGTAGAAACGAAACGGAGCGTCTGCTGTGTTTACCAAAGTATCGGCATCATCCATTCGCTGCACATAATAATAAACTAAGGTGTCTGTAGATTTATCCGGGGTAGGCCATAGTATTACCTGCGGCAATGTTTGACGGTTGTAGTAATACTGACTCGGACGGCCTTCTGTTGTTTTTGTGGGGAGAGTTAAATAATCACCTCTTGACATCCGTGACAACTCAAAGTCTGTGCCACTGCGGCGTATTACTACTTCTAGTAAATCTGTATAATCTGCGGTAAATGTGTATGTGGCTGTGCCAGATGTCAAAGCTTGTGTGCCCTGTTTAACTGTCCACAGGTTAAGACCTCTGTTAGCCCAGTCAGCAAACATTAAGTTAAGAGACCGCCTCGCTGTTTTAAAATCGTAACCAGTACGAGCCTCTAACCCGCATCTCTCATACGCCTCTTCTATAATTTCAGCGACGTTTAGCTCGAAGTTTCTGGATCCTGAAAGAGCCATTATTTTTTCCTTCTTAAAGATTTAACTCTACGAGGTTTACCCGCTGGTTGTCCTAATCGTTTTTTCTGCGATATTCTACTACGTTTTTCTGCTGCTGTCATTTCTTTGGAGGTTTTGGGCGTTTTAGAAGACACCCTCTTACTGGGGCGGCAATATGGAGTACCCCGTTTTTCACCCTTGCTACGCCCACACGCTTTGCCCGTGCGAACATCCTTCCATTCTTCTTTGAACCACCGCTTGAGAGCCGCACCTTTTTTTGTCTTTCTAATAGCCATGTTTTACGCTCATAGAACTTGCAGCAGAAACCATTAATAGAATAAACGCTCCAATACCAACAACAATAACAAAGATCAGAAGAAGAGCCATCTTTACGTTTTCCATTATTTCTTCTTGTCGAAGAATAGCTTCTCTTCTAGCTTTCATCGCCGCTTCTTTGGCTTCCTGTATCCTCTTCTGCCTCTCTTCCAAAATACCCTTCCATGTGCCCGGACCAAAACGCATATCCACCATAGTGGCTACTTCTTGTAACTTTTCTGCCGCTATTCTGGCATCAATAACCTCACGAGCTACGGACTCTACACCAAACTGATCTGTTAGACCAACGCCAGACTTTTTATTTCTAGCTTCGTTTACCTGTTTTTGACCCGCGAACAAAGCATCTATCTGACTTGCAATATCTCCTATGTCATTCGCTGTGCCAATGGCACTTTTTATACCATCAACGGCACTTTTAACTAAGGCTATACCAGCCAAGGCCGTTGATATTGGTTCCATAACTATCTCTTTGGTACAGGTTTACAAATTGCATGCATCTTCAATCTTTTTCCCTCTCCCGTAGGAACAGGGGGTTGTTCTGAAAGTCTGGACGAAAAATATAAACATCTGTCCATGTCCTTAAATTTTTGTGTCTTATCTATCAAACTACCGTTTAAATACACAAACAACACAAACTCAATCACGGTCTTAAAACAATAGTGCCGCTATCAATATATTTTGGTTGTGCGGTATTTGAATGTTCCCCCTTTTGCTTTCTTCTTACTGTTCCCCCAGTTTGCTGCGCCGACTTTTCTGCATTTGGCGATAGCCCCGCTTGCATACGCCGACGGGAAGACCTTATATCGTCGCTTAACTTTCGAGTAACAGGCATCCTTCGAGCCCCCTTTGCTAGTTTGCTTTGCCATTGATCCACGCGAGATTGTCATTCTTCTTCTCCAAGAAATCATCCCACAAGACACTTAACATCTTGTGGTTTTCACTGACCTTCTGATTTATTACAGCCGTCTCTGTTTTCAAATCTACAATTGACATTGCAATCCAAGCTACAAAAGCCAGTATGGCTGTAACAATTATGTTTAACATTTCCATCTCCGCCGTGCAGCGCAAATACGTTTTTTGGGTGTTTTGCTACAATTAATGTTATGCATCTTCATCTGGCCTTTTGAACGGCTACAGTATGACGAGCGACGTTTAGCAGCTTTTGACCCTTTTTTTACTTTACCAGTGACAGCGGTCTTTAGCTTTGACCCGGGGTTGGCGCGGCGGTACGCCGCCACACCAGCCTTGGTCATTCCCGCTCCAGACTTTGTGGAGCGGAAATTTTTCTTGTTACGACTTGGCATTAGCCAAAGAATCCAGTAAGCGAATCTACGTTGGTAAGTGTCACATGACACTCATCATCGAAGATCATACCGTGGTCAGGTATGGTGATCTGGTTGTCATCAGACTGATGAAAAACCATTGACAACTGTGTCGCACCACTACTGCCATTTTTAAACACCACCGCAGGTGACCCGCTTCCAGCCGTTTTTACATAGAAAGCTTTTAGACGAGTTCTGCCGCCCAGAAGTGTTCCGGTAGCTGTAACTGTTTTTGCTGTGATAGAAGCAGCCATTCCGCCCTCCTATTAAGCAAGGTTGTTATTTTGCTGGTACAGAATTGTAAAACGAACAAGACCTGCGTTTGTTGCGGCAGAAGCAGTCACAGTCAAACGAATGTCTGCTGTACCAGTATCCTGCCAAGCTAATGCAGCACCAGCCTGAGTTGTCGGATACTTACGACCAGCAGTTGTTCCGCTTGCAAATGTGTTCAGAATTGTAGCTGCGCCACCTACAGTGTCACCGACACTAAGATTGGTGCCAGTGTTAGCTGCTGTAATGATGTCAATCACACAGTCAATAATCTGAGAGTTTGCAGGAATAACAACGTCAGTGACTTGAGCAGCTAAAGCACCGCCTGATAAGTCTGCTGAAAATGTCTGAGCCATAACAACCTGACCGACGTTAGCGATGTTTGAGCCTAGAGTCGTGCCTGTTGTGTTCTTGATAGTTCCGGCCTTAATAGGACCGGAGAAAGTGGTAGTAGCCATTTAAGTCTCCTGTCGTGGCTAGTGTCAACCGCACCATGCAGTTGTCAGGAATGCATCATTGTACAATAAAAAAGGGCAGCATGGAAGCTGCCCTTTAATATCATTTTGCCTACACTTACGCGCCCGGTGAACCGAACACTGCGCGAGGGTCTGAAAAGCCGAAGCTGTAACGCTCACGAGCTTTGTACCGCATGTTACCAGTGTCGAAGTCTGGATCCATTGCAGTTGACAAAGCCATACGCTCAAAGTGCTTGAAGCCGTTTGGTGCATCAGTCTTAATGAAGAATGCGTCTGTGTCGGTTAGGAAGTCGTTGACTACATAACCGTCTGGAAGCATGCCCATTGAGCGCAATGCGTTTGTGTCGTTGTCTGCTGTACCTACCCGAAGGTTTGATACCATAAGACGCTCGGCAACAAACTGAAGCTGGCGAGGAACGATAAGCTTCATGCCTTTAAGGGCAATGATCAAACCGCGCTCGTCAGTGAAACCAGCGATGCTGATAAGTGAGTCTTCAAGAGAAGTCTCATTCAGGTCAGCAGCAGTTGCTGGCTCGTTAGCGAATGTGCCGCCGCTTGTTAGCGGGTGGTTAGTGGCGCAGAGAGCAACACCGTCACCACCAGCAAATGCGCCAGCGGAGAATGCATTGTTAAGAACTGCGGCAGCTTTAACCTGCTTTGTGTGTGCCATTGAACGAGCAAGGGCACGAGTGTACCGAGAAGCAAGACGATCATAAAGATTGTCCTCAACTGCTTCTTCAGTGATTGAGAAGGCCATTGCCACTGTCTCGTGGTTGTAACGAGCAGTGTAAGCTTCGTTGGCATCATCAAAAGTGACACCTGTGCCCTCACCCTTGACAGGTGCAGCACCGAAACCTGACAACATCACTTCTTCTTCAAACGCCCGGTCAGAAGACTCGGTGTCAAAGATTTCAGCATGCTGACCTTCGTATCGGTCATATTCCATTCCAAAGAGAGCGTTTAGACCGGGCTCTAGTTCTTTGGCGAGTTGTGCGCGAGAAATAGCCATTGTCTAACCTCCCTACGAAATTGCAGCTTCAGAATCACCCTGAAGCAGCGCATGGTTGTTGATCATCACAATCATAGGAATACCTGCGGCTGCAAAGTCCTCGTTATCTACATCATCTAAGATACCTACAATCTTCAGTGGAAGAGATAGGTTAGATGAATCGAGGGTTGCTACATCCATTTTTGCAGATGAGATTCCTGTGGTTGTACTTCCGCTTGCGCCGCTATCCAACATTGTGTTTTCAAAAATAGCTGCTTTAGCGGTTGCTTCATCTGTAAATGTCGCATCAGTAGCGATAATGAAGCGCTGAAGTGGGTTGTCATACACAAAACCTGTAATGTCGAAGTTTGTGTCTGCACTTCCTGAACCGGGCCAAGTGTTCGAGAACACTTTCTTTCCGGTAGTGGCTGAAACATACTCACATCCTTGGAACACGCCAACATATGCCACGGTATCTCCTGAAGCAGAGCCAACAACGATTGAACCACCGTTGTCACACTTTACTGGAGTACCTTGGAATATTGCTGCTGCGGAACTGCCGATGGGGTATGCATTCACACCGCCAGTAGCCGGAGTGCTACCCGCAGTGTTTATCGGCTTGAGGCCGAAGGCAACATTAACATTTGCCATTGCTTACTCCTTTTTTTTGTAGGAGGTCAGCCATCCGACTTACCTCCGAATGATACACGGCTTTTCCTATCCGAATGGATAGGCATTGAGGGATGTTGTTCCCTCATCAGGCTTTGGTCCACGGCTTCCATTTGTTGACGGGTCTGCTCCCGATAGTATTCAGTTCGCTCTTCTACCGTTTCCTCTGGGATACGAGCA